GCGCGGACGACCCGCAGGCCCCAGATCCGCTCCGGGCCCGGGTCGGCCGGGTTGCCCCAGATGTAGATGCCGTCGGCGGTGCGCAGCAGGCGGATGTCCTGCCAGTCCAGCGGGTTGATGACCGCGGTGTCGGCGACGGCCTGGCCGGTGGTCTCCACCAGCACGATCGCCTTGTAGATGGCGTCCGGGGTGGGGTCGGTGCCCTTGGCGACGGTCTGGATGCCGACGACGTTCAGGATGCCGCGCAGGTTCGGCGCGGTGCCGTTGCCGACCAGCAGCTGCGAGTCGAGCCGCTGCCGGATCATGAACGGCAGCCGGTTGTCGATGACGCCGCGGATGCGGGGCTCATCCTCGAGCTGCTCGTCGGTGACCGGGATGAACACCGGGATCTTGCGGACCACGACGGTCTGCTCGGTGAACGCCAGCGCCGCCTCGGGGTAGGTGCCGCCTTCCGCCGTCTCCGCCGCGGCGTTGGTGAAGGTCGTCTCCTCCATGTACTGCACGGCGGACTGGGTGGTGGTGTTCGTCGGCATCACCTGGGCGACCTGCAGGGGCCGGGTCGCGAAGTCCACGAGCCGGCCGGTGCGGGTCTCCTCCGGGTCCCAGCCGGCCGTGGTGGTCAGCAGGGTCTTGATGTTGACCGGCAGGTTCGCCTCCGGGCCGATGGGGCCCTTCTTCAGCCGGTAGGCGTCGGACTCGGTGAACAGTTCACCGACCGACTTGACCCGCGGCCCGCCCGCGTTGGAGTCCGGTCCCAGGTCGTAGGTGGACTCGCCTCCGCTGGCGTACTTGTCGTCGGAGGACAGCATCTTCTGCGCGGCCTTGAGGGTCGCCAGGTGCGTGTCCCGCTCCTTGGACAGGTCGGTCAGCTCGTCGTTCAGCGCCGCCATGTGCGCGGCGATGTCGTGGGTGGTGCCCTTGATGGACTTGACCCGCTTCAGGTCGAGTTCCATGCCGTCGCCCTTGGCCTCGGCGACGATGCCGCCGAGCTCCTTGCGCTTGGCGGCGATCTTGTCCTCGGTCTCCTTGAGAGCGGGGAACGTGACAGTACTCATGCGGACTCTCCGAGCTCGTAGGTCAGGGCGATGAACCGCGCGTATTCCTCCGCGGCGGTCTCCTGAGGGGTGTCGAGCAGGCGCTTGAGGCCCCGCATCTCGTCCTGCAGCCAGTCGAGGACGTCGATGTTCTGGGCGGCCAAGCCCTTGCCCTTGCTACGGCGGAGAGCCATGACTTCCGACGTACGCGTACGGAGGTGAGCGACCCGCGACAAGACGTCAGCCGCTTCCTCGGCGAACTTCAGATTGCCGTCGCCCGGCGTCTCCTTCAGTTCGGGGACGTCACGATCCCCGTCCTCGAGGTGCTGGGCGAGATGCGCGTACACGGCCTGCCGCTCGGCGGGCGACAGGTGCGCGGACTTGGTGCTGTTCAGGGTGGCGATGCCGGCGAGGCAGGCCCGCAGGTTCGCCTCACCGCCCACCCCGTCGTGGTGCAGGAAGCCGTAGGACGACTTCAGCGACGGGTCGCCGGCCGGGTCGACCCAGGCGTGAACGGCCCGCAGTTGGTCGATGGTCTGCCCGTCCGGGACCTCCGGGTACTCCCAGGCCTTCACGGTCACCGGGGTCTCATGCGGACGGATCGCCGCCTTGTAGTCCGTCATGAGCGGCGTCTCCTTCACCAGCCGTACGGCCTCTGTGGGATCCATGCCGCCGTCCACCAGGGACTTGACGGCGAGAGTGCGGGTGTTCACGCCGGCGCCGCGCCATACGGGCGACACCTCGTGGACCTTGAGCTTGCGCAGCGCGTTCGCTTTGCGACCCCGGAAGGTGACCTGCTCGGGCGGGTGCAGCACATCGAAGCCGTAGGACCACTGCTGCTTGCCGCGCATCGCCTTGACCGTGGCGAAGGTCTCTCGGCCGGCCATCGTGTCCATGAAGAACCGGCCGTCCAGGATCGCCTCGCTGCGGGTCGTGCGGATGGTCCCCTCGCCGACCGGGACGTCGCCCTTCCAGATGGAATGGCCGTAGCCGGAGATCACGACTTCTTCGCCATCCGTGAAGGCACCATCGAAGGTGACGTCGCCATCGGAGTCGATCACGTTGAGGGTGGAGAAGACCGCCGAGACCTCGCCCTTGGCCTCCGACTTGATGTCGACGCCTCCGACGAGCGCCTTGGTATTCATCGCCGCTCCTCGTGTGGGCAGAAGCCGTAGTAGCCGCGCGCGCAGTTGCAGTTCCAACACAGGACGCGGAAGCCGTCGGGGTAGTCGTGCCGCTTGAGCCAGCGGTACAGGTTGCCTCGGCCAATCTCGCGGCGATGCTCGGCACCGTCGCCGTTGACGTGGTCGATCGTCAGCCACTCATAGGTGGCCTCGCCGCAGCAGGTGCACGCGCCGCCATATGCCCCGAGCGCAGCCTGTCGGAGCCGACGCTGCTTGTCTCGCCCCCGAGCGCGCTCCTTCACGAGCCACGTCGGGTTGTCCTTGTACCGGCCTTCCTTCTCCCGCCGCCTGCGCAGGGCTAGAGCCGTCGCGCACTCTTCGTGGGCAAGGCGATGCACCGGTCGCGGCACAGACAGCGGGTCACCACAGAAGGCGCAGTCCAGCGGCTTGCTCGTCCACCCACTGGGCACTGGCTAGGCCCTCACGCCTGCCTGGCCATTCACACTCCCGTTGAGATCACTGGGCAGACGCGCGGACAGGCCCGCACCGGCGCGGTTGAGCAGCGCCCGCGCCTCCTCCACCGAAAGCACCGTCCCCACACCGAGGTAGACCTTCTGCACCATCTCGACGAGGCTGCGGGCCTTCTCCTCCGCGGTCTGCTCGGCCGGTGCCTGCGGGCCGCCGGTGCCCGGGGGCTGCAGTTGCACGGGCAGCAGGCCGCTGTGCGAGCCGACGAGGCTGTTCAGGTCGTTGGTCTTCACGAAGTCGACGGCCGCGTCCGGGCCGTACCCGCCGTCGACGAGGGTCCGCAGCGTCTGGGCGTCGAGCTGCCGGATCTGCGCCTGATCCGTGGCGTCTTCATGTAAAAAGTGGATATCTCGGTCATCGTACCAAAGGTTGGCCTGGTCGTTGACCGACCCGTCCGGCCGCCGCGGCGGCGGGGTGATGACCTGCGCCGATGCGGCGAACATCCGCCACAGCGGCCGCATGGTGATGTTCGCGGTGACCCTGGCTGCGGCCTGGAAGTTGCCGGCGTTCAGGGACGAGCCCTGCAGCCCCTCACTGAACCCGACGAGGGTCGGATGCACACCGCCGGCGGAGGCGATGCGGGTTTCGGCGCGGCCCTGCAGGTTGGTGAAGTCCAACTGCTTGAAGTCGGCCATCGTGTTGAACGGGTTGAACCCGCCGCCGATGAACGCCGTCTCGTAGGCCTTGCCGGCGCCGCGGTGGTGCGCCTTGAACAACTCCACGTAGGTCTTGAACACGTCGGGCGGCATGTCGGCGGGGGCGGTGAAACCGCCGCCGAGGGTGGCACCGTTGTCGAAGAACTTCAGTTTGTGCGCGGTCGCGGCCTTGTCCCCGCGGATCTCGTTGATGATCGACGTCACCCACGACATGCCGGAGAACTGGGACAGCGGGTCGATCTGCGGCGAGAAGTACAACACCTCGTCCGGCAGCAGCAGCACCGGATCTGGCTGCCGCAGCCCGTTCCCGGTCGGCGGCGGCTGGTAGATGAACGACGAGATCCGGGCGTCCAAAGCCCGTGGATCACCCGACCGCGAGGTTTTCGCGATCGTCACCCAGTCCGGGCGCATGTGCACGAGCCGCTGCCCGGGTCCGGTCGCCGCCTTACCGAACCGGCCGTTGTCGTCGGCGGTGGTGGCGTAGAACGCCCCACCCAGGTCGGCGGTGACGATCGCCCGGGACAGCAGCTCCCCGGTGGTGCCGCCCGGCCACGGCCGCTCCAGCAGTTCCAGTTCCCGAGACCCGAACAGGTTCCCGGGCCGGCCCTGCCGGATCTCCCGCCACTGGAACCGGGCCTCGGCGAAAATCATCTGCCGGACCCGGATCACCGCGAACACCGGCCCGCCGGCCTTGTAGGCGCCCTGGACGTAGCCCTCGAAGTTGTGCTGGATCTTCTCCGTGTCGCCGACCAGCGGCGTCGAGGACAGCAGCGGCAAGCTCAGTCCGTCGGACAGCCAGAACGGCGGCTCGGAGAAGTCCTTCGTCCGCGGCGCCCGTCTGGTCTCGGCGACCCGGTCTAGCAGCCCCATCAGGCGGCCCTAGCGGGCGGCGCCGGGTAAGCGGGGACCTGCACCGGCTCCGGCTCAGCCCGCCGCTCCTTCGGTCGGCTGGCGTCCTGGAAGCCGACCCGCACAGCGGCGGCGATCCAGGTCAGGACCAGCCACACCTTGCCCGCCAGCCAGCCGACCGCGTACAGCACGGCAGCGACGACGGTCAGGAGGACACGCACAAGGTCCTCCTTCTAGGCCCAGGCGATCAGCGGTTCGCCGCTGCGTACGGTGTGCGCGCGGGTCGTGTGGCCCCAGGCGGCCAAGGTCACGGCCTCGAGTTCAGGTTCGGGCTGATCCCACACCCAGCCGTCGCCAGCGGCCTTCCGATGCGCG